TTGCTGATACCAGCGCGGACGGTTCTTGATTGCCTCCGTGCGCTCATCTTCGGTTAAGTTTACCCAGTTTTCAATAATCGGTGCTGTAATCTTTTTGCGCGACATTGGTCGCTCCTGTGTGATTTGTCTATACCTATATTATAGCTCCCTGAGTATATATGTCAAGGGGAAACCGAAAATGGCAAGTAAAAAGATCAGGTCATTGTCTGGTCATCAACGAAGTCTCGCTTCTCACCCGGATACATAATCTGGGGGATTGTAATAAAGGGCATATGTCCGCGAGTGATGCCAACAATATCGGCAAAATTGTCGAGAACATATTGCCACGCACCATCGGGCCACTGATAGGGAGCGAACTTGAAGTTGGGGTCGTTAGTCACTCCGTGGTCGGTAGTCTTATCATATACATAGATATCATTGCAGTCTGTCGAAACATACTTGAGATTGCCCATAACATGATGCTTAACTGCCCATAGGAGATGGGTGAAGTCGTCTGGGATCATAGGATACTCCAAATGAATCAGATCACATTCTACTGCCTTGGCAGACAAGAACAGCGTGACCTCTCCTCCAGGGCAGGCTTGCCCGTCATATAGTGGGTTCATCGGGATCGGGGAGCGGTTGTTGAAGTTTGAATGGAGATGAATCCCAGGGCGAACTAACATACTGCGACCATCAGGTGACGGACCCCGACGAACGGAGTCTGCGTTTGATCCAACACCGCAGTAGTCGATGTCTGGGTCGAGCATCAGGAGTTCGTCGATCGCTTCGAAGGCGCAGGGATAGAAATAGTCGTCACCGTCGATCATGATTAGGTGAGTATATCCCTCCTTGACGTAGGTATCACGGAACAACTTGAGGACACTATTATGCCCCTTACCGTTTCCACCATTGCTCTCGGACTGAATCACCTCATAATCATCACCAATCGCGACCTGAACTCTCTTGGTATAATCCGGGTCGTTAGTGTTCGCGACAACCTTGATGTCAATATCGAATGGCTTTTCGTATTGGTCTGTTATGCTCTGAATGCATCGCACAACCTCAAGAGGGTGGTTCTGGTCCGAACATAATGGGACGATCAAAAACTTCATTAATCATCATCCTCTTCTTGGGTAAAAAGCATTCCGCTCTCGGATGAATATCCTGATTCAAGATACTTAGCAAAACGAGTGGCAGCCTCTAGTGTTAAGAAGGGACCAAAGACCTTTGCACTTGGCTCCAAATCAAACTCAACACTTTCAAAGTCAACGAGATAGTATCCACTCTCTCGCTTCACCGTAGAAATATATTCAGAATGTTCCATTTACTTGATCCTCTACCCACCTGTAAGTGACTTCCATACCCTTGACCATTGAGAACTTTGGTTCCCATCCGAGCGATTTAATTTTGTCTACCGTCTGATATCGACCAAGAACCCCCACAGGACCGGGAATGTGATTTCGGGTTACTGTCTTACCAGAAACCGTTGCCAGCATCTCGACTAGTTCGTTTACAGTCACAATCTCAGTAGTTCCGATGTTGACCGGAACCTTGATGATGTCTTGCTGAGTGAGGGTGTAGATTCCGTCACAGAGATCATCAACATAAATGAAATTTCGTTCAGCGTCCCCTTTACCCCAGACATCAATCTCACCACCATTGGTAGGAAGTTGAGCGATCTTTCGGCAAATAGCGGCTGGTGCTTTCTCTCTCCCACCATCCCATGTTCCTTCGGGTCCGAAGCAGTTTTGAAATCGTGCTATGCGTACATCCAGACCCGTGTTGCGAGCGACAGTGAGTGCCATACGTTCAGCATAGAGTTTCTCCCAGCCGTATTCATTGTCAGGCATCGCGGGATAAACTTCTTCTTCGGAAATCCAACGAGACCCCAACTCTTGATCAGCATAAACACAAGCAGACGAAGAGAAGAAGTATCTTCGAAGAAGACGACGAGTCGCCGCGACGTTGATCATATGATTGTTGATCAATGCGCTGTTAGTCATGATTGAGATTTCAGCCGAGTCGATAAATCCCATGCCACCCATGTCAGCAGCCAATTGGTACACATCATCAATGGTATCATCGAGAACTGTTTCGCACACGTCGCGAATACTCAAATCCCCAATGATAAATTCATCCGCCTCCGTAGGAGCATAAGGGGGATGTTTCAGATCCACTCCTCGAACCCAATACCCTTCACGCTTCAGTTTCTTTACCAGATGGGCTCCAATAAATCCACCTGCGCCACATACCAATGCTCTTTTACGATTTTCACTCATTATCCATCACTCCTATTTACAAAATTGTTAACATATTCAGAAGGAAACGCATTGAGAAGAAGATCCAAATCAACCTTCATATCAACCGGTTCGAATAACCTAAAATCAAAATGCTCTAACGAGTTCAACCTAACAGGGTGATACTTCTTGATGCCGACAGACTCGAAGTAGTCGAAGAACTTGGTATAGTCGCCCAACACATTTTGACTGAACTCCACCCAGTATGAAGGGATACCATACGCATCCGCAACAATCAACCCATGAAGTGAACTTGAGATGACATTGGCACAGGTCAGGAGTTCGTCAAGCACGGTCTCGATGGGTTGTGTTAGGTCAATGATCTTCACTCCATCATACCTTGAGAAACTATCTCGGCAGGCAGCGTAATCAACCACATGCGGAATGACACCTAACATATTCTCGTTAGTTGAGGTTCCCGGATAGAAGCGGGGGAGGAGGAGAGCAGGGTCACCATAGACGTCAGGGCATTTAGCACCACGATCAATGGCAATCTGTCGAGAGATGGGACCACGAACCGAACGAATGTCACACGCGGGATCTACTGGGTCGGACAAGCGTGCTAGACCGCATCCCCACACAATAGCATTCTTATTAGCGTGGTTTAGGATTGATCCGATCATCATTAGGTGCGGGTCTGTTGAGTTTGCCTCTACATTCACCGAGGCTCGCCCTGTGATCTTCTCGTACAGGTAAGGGTTCAACGCATCACCAAAGTTATCAGATACCATCCAGAAGATGTTATCACTCATAGTACAATCGACATCCCGACTCCACCGACTGACATCATAAGATGAGAGGGAAAATCGAGTTCAATGTGATATTCTGGATTGATATCCTTCAATGCTTCGCGAATCTCATCCTTGTTTGGATAGCCGGGCAATTTGACGCAATCCTCCAAATAATCAATCAATATAATATGATCATTCCTAGTGCTATGTTCCTTTATCATTTGGAGTTCGCGTAGAATCGGACTACCAAATCTACCATCTCTATCATCGAATGTGGTATCACCACCAGATCCATGCGCGTCAAGAAAGATGATACATTGATCAGTTCTCGTCGGAAGAATTTCCGCAAGAAATGAATCGGAGGTGTCGTTATAGAACGTGATATTGTTGACGAGACCGTAAACATCCTTTGCTTTATTGTATTGATGCTCTGACAGTTCTACGGTATGAACCTCATCAAAAAACATCGACCAAGTGTACGCACCATACCCGAGGTTAGTTCCTGTCTCAATAACACACTTTGGGATTTCAGGTGCCAACACGTCCAACCAGACAAGCAACTGGAAAAACCAATATCGGCGTTCGGCTGGGGCAAACAACTCATTCTCATATAGATCGCCTAGCTTAGAAAATCTCATCTCAAATACTCCTCACCAAACGTAATCAATTCAGGGACACTGTACTCTAATATATAGTCAACGTATCCTCGCTCTTTTTCGATGAGACTGAATACACCCGAATCGAACGTATCCAAAGAAAGAATATGGGAAGGCATATCACGAGAGCAAAAATCAAGACCATTGACCACAGGATCATAAGCAGCGTTAATCTGATCGACTGACTTATCATAGTGGAGATACTCGAAAGTCTTGTACCAAAGTTGCTTGAGGGCATAAAACCTCACATTGAGTGCTTGTAGGTGGACGAATGCGGATTCATCATGCAGTGTTCCGACAGGCGCATTGATGTTAGGTGTTCGTGGGGAATGGTAACGGCCGAGAGATAGATCGAACTTACCAGTATGTTCCACCGGAAAGATAAAGTCGCGATAGTTGGAATAGTATGCTGGGTCACATCGATAATGCCCCAAGTCACCCACCACATTCCACTGAAAGGTCATCAGTTTATGATCAAGTGATTGGGACATAATCCCGTCCCACTGATCAATGAATGGGTCAGATAGTAGTTCATCTGCGTCAATAGAGACAATAACATTCGCACCATTATCGCGGGAGTATTCCAACATAGCAGAACGATTTCTTGCTTCGTGAAATTTAGTATGGATGGAGTCACTGAGAATAGTGTAGCGATTCTTTTCTAGATTGCTCTGAATAACATCAGCAGTACCATCAAATGATCCATCATCGTAGAATACGAAATGATCAATAGGATACGAATCCCATTCAGGTAAAACTTGATCCAACAGAAGAGCCTCATTCTTCACCTGTACATTGGCATCAACTCTCAAGATCAAAGTTCCTTGCTTTTCGATCATGAAACAACTTGTCGTCCCACTCACGATCTTCTGGTTTATCGTTTTCGAGGTAGAGTTCGTCGTAACCCTGCTTCTGACCACTATACCCGTGTGAGTGCGTCCAGTCCGGGTGCCGATGCTCGAATAACACTTCTCTAGAGAACACCAATCGATCAAGGCGGTCTGCTACTTCAGTGAATTCATTATCTGCCCAGAATGTGCGATACTCGGGATAGTAGATGTAGTTGAATCTCTCATAATACTTACGACCCAGAATGCACATGGTATCTATGTTAGGTTGATGCCCATCATAGAACCAGGCAACACCATCATATTCGTCGAACGCTTCAAGTTCCTCTACGACTCGCTTGTCCCACCCATCCACCAGACAAATAAAATCATCAGATGGTTGCATAACAATATCATAGTCGTCTGGTGCATGTTCCATATCACGATTGACAGAACCAATCTTACCAGCGCGGGGGGCACTAATCACATGAGCATTAGCTTTCCGCAGACCGTGGCTATATGTATCCGCCCACTTCTGCATCTCATCGTCATCGTCGTCAATAGAAATCATATAATGAATGATATGATCATTCGACTGCCTTCCGTGGAACGAATCAAATGTCTCGATAAAAGCATCCACACGAGAGCGAGTGGGGATTTTACAAAGAATATTCGCCATTAATTATCCTCCAACATCGAAGTCAACAACTGTGACCACTGTGATGCGCGCAGATCCCAGCTATAGAAATATTGGTAATGGTTCCGCTGCATCTTGAGAAGACTCTGATAGAACGGCATCTTGTATGCATCCATAGCATTATTGAGCGCGCCAGCAAAGTGTTCGATGTGAGTTTGAGCATCACTACTCCAATCATACATGAAGCAGTAGTCGGTGCCTGTTTCGGTCAATGCCCCATAGTTCGGAATCACCGGAAGTAGCCCAGCGCACATCGACTCGATCAGAACACGGCAGCTCGTCTCCTGAAAGATGCAAGGATATGCAAGAATATCAGTGGTCAAAAGATTCTGCCGAATTGTATCATTATCAACGGTACCATGAAGAGTCACGCAATCCAGACTATCAAGAGCGCCAAACACATCCTCGAATGCTTTATCATTATCCTTCCATCCATACAACTCAAACGAAGAATAGATGTCCACCTCAAAGTCATCGCGATGATTGCTCAATGCGTGGAGGGCGGGGTAGAGGATAGATAGCCCGCGATGTGGAGTGGAGAAGTAAGTCAGACGAGTCTTTGAACCTTCTTCGCGTTCTGGGCGCGGGTCCATAATAGGTTCAATGGCATTCTTAATAACAACACCCTCATCAAGAGGGATGCCAAGAACTCGACTATATGCGTCTCGTTGCCAATTAGACACGAAGACGATCTTGTCAAACTTCTTGCGATACTCTGCGTTAGCAAGCATCGCGGACTCTGGGTCTTCGGGGAGATCGTGTAGCCACAGAATTGTGGGGCGATCATCAAACATTTCGTCGCGGACGCGCGAAGGAATAATGTTGAACTTCTGAAAGAGTTCGGGATCAATACGAGTCTTTAACTCGCGATATAATTGCTCGGTTCCACCATTCGATTCCGGGTGAAGTAGAGTCTTTTCTTCTGGCTCGCTGATATTCAATTCAAATCCCATTACATCCTCCATGATAAAAAAGGGGGCTAGGACAGCCCTAGCCCCCTCCTCAAGCCGCACTAATCATTCAAGATTAGTTCAACGATCGCATTCCGTATGCGGTCTTACCTGTCGCAGTATTTTCGACGGTAATCTCGTGATTACCATACGCTTCAACGACGGACTTGATGTCCGATATCGTTGCGCGGAGGTTGGCCACGCCGAAGCGGGCCTTTGCCTGCCCTGCGGTCAGCGTGCGACCAGCAGCGAGATAATCAACGACCTTGCGGCTCTTGGAATTGGAACTGAATGACATAATGTATTTCTCCATTTATATAACGACAGGATTCAATGATGAATAAAGAGGCACTGTCGCACTGTCTCTTTATTCCTATTACTATGTAGTACAACTACACAGGTAAACTAGCTGCCATTTTTATCGTTCTGTGAAATGGCACAGATGGAACTAGTAGAGCAATCGTGCCGGGATAACCTACCCTGCTCCGATATAAGACGTTTGCCAGCAATATCAACTCGGGTAATATTTGCATGGACAACGGTATCATCTTTCTTATCTACCTTACGTTTTTCGGCAGATTCTTCTGCCCAGAGTAGTGACTGCTTCGCCTGGAGCAATTCACATTGGGCTGCTTCGTATGACCACTTTGCTGCACAAGTATATTCGTTTATCATCATGTACATATTATAGCAACTATTAGGGATATGTCAACAGAAAAAACAAAATAATCTAAAATTGGCAAGCTTGCCTTTTTAAACAATACTCAAATTGGCAAGTGTTTTTTGAGTAGTTTCTGACTATATAAAGATGTAATCGGCCGAAAAGAAAGCAGATACAAGATTCATTATCTAATGTTGGAGCGTAGCTCCGTCATCCCGAAGGGATGACTTCATGATACCAAGTTTACAGATGTAGTATGCATCAACGATGTCTGATACAGGCGAATTTACTTTACTCGCTTTGGGTGACAAACTCGACATCAAATCTACTCCCGTCTCTTCAAGAAAATGTTCGAACATAACGTCCTTGTTTGAGTTCCCTTTACCAGTAGCAAACTTCTTCACTTCGGTGGGAGCAACTGTCTCATAGGATACTCCTGCTTTATATAGCATATGTTTCAGAATGGCAGTGTTCTCTGCGATATGGAATACCTTACCAGAAGCTCCAAATGCATATCCTTCGATGTACACGGTGAGCTGATCATTCGCTCGCGATCCCAGAGCATTAAATATCTGATGCTCAGCCCAGAAAGCCAACGCGCTATAGCGCCCTTCATGTGTTGTCCACTTCTTTGGATAGTTAGTGGATACAATCACGCCGTCATTATAGGCCTCGTGCATCTTCTTGCTTGCAAGGAAATGACATTTTGTGTTTGCAAAACTAAACTCACCATCTTCTGTATTATATAGACAGATTGCAGGACCAGTAAGCGAATAGTCTATGCCTACAAATAACATTGGCTAATCAATCACGGGTTCGCAACAGAACGGGCAAAAGCTAATTTTTACTTCCAAAAGATCTTCGGCTAACACTACCGCATATTCGGACTCACAAGCGTTACATAGTATTGTATCTATTTCGTCAAATTCCTCTTCATCGATCATATTGTCTCCTATCATATCTCACAACCAGAGGGACCAGAGCAGGCCAATTCTTGACTTCCGGTTGTTTGGTCTGTGTTTTCATAATCAGACAACTCAGCCCAATCTACGTTTTGTGGGATATGCTTTAGCGCCTCCTGATACTTCTGCTTATCGCACTCTTGATATGGAGCTTGCTGGTAAATATGACCAACAGATGGTAGGAAGGAAACTCCACTCATTTCGTCGAAATGTTTATATACCCACGCACCAACTTCAAGCCATTCATGATCTTTGACAGAGATTGTGACCGAAGGCTTATGCTCACACCAATGCCTTTGGTATGTTAGCCATAGCTCTAGCTGTTGAATAGCATTCTTCTCATCACGGAAGATCGCGTTCTTCGGGCCCTTTACCGGGAACGAGAATACATAGTTGTTATCTGGTTGCATCACATCATCTTCAACAGGGAATCCCTTATCAACCATCATCTTCGCCAGTGGATCTTTCTTGTCTGCTCGAATTGTTCGAATGTAGTATTCGCTATGACGAGCATGGATACCACTTGCGGCATCCACAAGCTGTGACACGGTTCCTGATGGTTTAACACAAGTGATCGCTGCGGAAACATTGATACCAAATGTCTTTGCCCATTCAGCATTCGTTTCGATGGCAACTTCTTTCAGGTGATTGAGTCGTTTTTCGAGTGCGGAGGTTCCTGATTGGCCATTCGTCAAGCGGCAATCCATGATGCCTGTCATAGAGACACCCAGAAGTCGTTCTTCTTCACAGTTCTTTTTCCACGCTGCACTGACAAACCGGAAGTTTGTTAGGGTAGACTGAATAGTACCAAGAATGGTAGCCAGTCGAACCTTGCGCTTCAGGGACTCTTCTGTGTCTTCCGCGCGCACAACGATCTCGCTGAGATTACAGAACTCGCGTGATCGAAGAATAATCTCTGAGCAGGGATTAGTTCCGAACTCCCATTCAACGTCCCGGCGTCCATTCTTTCCTGCTTGTGCGATGGATGCCGCGCGCGAGAATACTCCACGCTCACCACTCTTCGATTCATATAGAGACTGCCATTCCTGCATAAAGATTCCCATCTCTGGGGTTTCGTTATATACAGCCGAGTTGTTAGCCAACGCTCGCTGACCTTCCGTATCCCACCATTGCCCAGTCTTCGCGTGACGCATTCGTTCATCTGATAAATTAGATAGTGATATAAGAGCAGAACGTCGCACGCCACCAACGACAATCGATTCGGCGATCTTACATACGATATCATGACACTCTAGTGACGTAAGACGCCGGCCGGCAGCTCCACTAAACGTGTTGACGCAAAACGTGAATAGTGTGTCAAGCGGGTCGGGTCCAGATGCTCGCCCACCAAATGTTTTCAATGGAGCGCCTGCTGGTCGAAGACGTGATAGATCCCACTGCGGAACTTGACCAGCGTAGAGCATGGCCAAGATTTCACGAAGAGCCTTTGCCCAACCTAGCTTAGAGTCAGGAACTACGACGGATGTGTCTGTTGGATTAAACTCCTCATTAACAACCGGAAGTTGCTGAACATAATGTTCCTCGACTGAAAATCCAACACCTGTGCCGTTCATTAGAATATAAAGAACTTCATCGAACGCACGAATGCTATCAATGGCAACATATGAGCAGTTGTATCCCGCAATATTCTCACGAGCGAGTGCCGGTCCGGCCGTCATCAGACATCGCATCGATGGCATAACATCCAGATTCAGCACGGCTTCTTCAAGTTCTGCCCGTACAGCCTTTGGGATTTTGCCTTTGGTGTTTTCTTGGATGTGATCATCAAAGAAATCAAAATAACGACCAACAGTCTCTTCCCATGTCTCGCGTCGATTCTTTTCTGGTAACCATCGCGAATATCGCGAAAGGTGGATATATGATTGGTAGGGTGTAGGTAGTTCTGTTGGCATTCTAATTTCCTTCTGTCAGCGCTGCCCAAGACACAGGGAAGAGCGGTTCAATAATATCTGCCCAGTGACTTGCTAGATCTTGGATTTCTTTTTGTGCTGTTTTTTCAGCGCGGAGTATATATGCACGCGCCCAAGCGGACAATGAACCAGTGACATAATAACTGGTATACATTGATTGAGGAAGGATCATTCGAGCTTGCTCGGGGCATACACCTTTATTCATCAATTCAGTGTAAAGTGATAAAGATAAAGAGTGATGCTGACGTACAGCGTCGTCAATTTCTGGATCATCTACTGCCTCTTTGGCTGACCCTTGTTTTACGTTTTCCGCAGATGCTCGCCAAGCATCAGGTCGGAAGAACTCGGGATCATCAGATACATATCGTCGGGACACTTCGTTATATGTGAACCCAACTGTGTGCTTGAATCGCTGACGAGCAACAAAGATTGGGACCGTTTCTCGGACAGTTATCTGTGGATGTGTGTAGGGTGTAAAATGTCCATGCCGCGCAAGATACTTCAATAGGTTTTTATCTTTGGGACTAAACTCATCGACGTGCTTATCAAATGAAACACGCGCGGCATTTACGACAGTAACGTCCGACCCCATGTGGTCCACATACTCTGCTTTCATTATCTACTCCAGTCATTTAATGCTAACTCAGCGCTCAGGCCGAATGCTGTATTTAGATCAATGGTAGTCTTCACGCTGCTAGGCTTCGCACCAGCTAATACCATATCATTTATGTCTTTCTGTTCGATGCTCTTTGGCCAGATACATACAGAATATCCATCTGAAATGAGCTTTCTTATTTTGCTAAGATTCTCGCGGTTGCGCGGCTCGTTGTCGAATACAAATACGGAGCGATTTTTGTCAACGATCGCCGTCATCTTTGCCAGATCAGATCCACCCACTGCTAGAGCATTTGGAAGGAACATCGAATCAAACTGTCCTTCTACGATATATGTATGCTGCGTCGGATCCCACTTATCGAGACCGTATATCAACGGCGCATCTTCATCGATCTTGATGTGGAGGTATCGCAATGCGTCGGGGGACAAGGCCCTCCCGGTTAATCCCACGAGGTTTCCAGTCCGATCAGCGAACGGAATTAGAATTCTAGATGCCCCTCCTCTAATCCTTCGTTCGTAAGCAGGAGAGAGCTTCTCCAGCACGATATCATCGTCACAATAGAAAAGACCATTTAAATTGTCAATCTTGCGTTTCCCCATATACTGACGCGCATCGTGGTCATTTGGAAGATCGTATAGTCTCGAAACACCATCCAGAGCGAGAAGCATTTTAGATGGCGTGTTTGCCTTGAACAGCGGAGCAGGAGTGATCAGTTTTTCTATGTCGATATCCTGCTGCATCTTCCTACCGAACTTTGCCTCAAACATCTCCATACGATATTCGTCCGCAAGGCGAGGATCAACAGCACGCAAGAGACTTGAAATTCCCCTTGCGTCACCACAGTTATGGCATTTGAATATTAGTTTGTTATCTGCCGGAAATACATACCCACGCGCACGGGTACGATCTCGTTCGGAGTCACCACAGATAGGGCATCTGAAATTAAACAGATCATTACCCTTGTCAGAAAACAACTCAAGCTGCGGCGAGAGTATCCGAATGTACTTTACGTCAATGTATTTCATACTCTATATTATAGTCACCTGAGCGCAAATGTCAAGTGCTTTTATTCAGTTCCTTCAAGATAATCGTTAATGGCAAAGCAAAATCTCCGATATTCGGCAATCTTCTGGAAGATCTCTTCATTGGGCAATTCACTGTCCATCAGGGTTACCAACTCAGCACGAGCTTCTTTATCCCAGATAATTCTACATTTCGGTGGATAATATGTTACCACGACATCGTTACCCCACCAAGAGGCACATCCGGTGAATAGTATGCTAATCGCGATTAGTAATGTGATCCTGAGAGTTTTCATTATGTTGCTCCATTTCTATACGGCATTCGTTATTTCCAAGCTTTGCATACTAGAGTCCAGCCCGAATTCGCGAAAAGAAAATAAGTCTTAGTAACACCGTTAGCTGCTTTGCTAATCGCGTTGAGGGTACCATTGGCGCCAGCGCCACCCATCATGCTCAAAGTAACAGTGTCGTGAGTCGAGCTAAGAGTTGACCCAACAGAGTTGTTGCCTGCGGTGGAGTCGTTGTTTATCCTGACCCAATCACCTGTGACGTACCCGTTATCAGCCGTCTCCCCAGTTCTTTTTATCCACAACTCGATAATGCTAGGCATATCTCCAGACGCGATACCTAAGCTAGATATATCAAATGTAAATGTACCGTTTGTTATCCGACTGTATGGAGTAGAAACCTGAACGTAAGCACCTTGACCACTTGTCATGTTCGCGTGATAGGGCTGGCCCCAGTCGTCAATAAAGGTATTTTTGACCTCTAGCAAGTTCGCCGTGCCATCATACCCTCTTAAACCGTAGCCAAATTCGCCATATGAGCTATTCATATTAAGGTACTGACCACCACTAGTCGCAAGGGCAAGGCCCTGTTGATTCACGATGGCTTGATTTATGGTCGATCCCGAACCGTTATTTGTTTTTAATACAATAGTTCCCCGCGCGGTTTGGACATTGGTTGCCTCAATCACGACAGGAGCGCCAGTGGCACTTATATTTACTCCTCCGTTGGTCAGATCCAGCGAGGTGGATGTTATGTCTACTCTCCCGAATAAGCTCGGTTCAATGTCCAAGCTCGCGCTGCTGGGTGATGTGATGTTGGTTGCTGTGAGATTGGTCGTTTCGACGGTAGTCACTTGAACAGGATCGGCTGTAGCTCCGTCCTGACCATCAGCACCAGCAGGTCCGACCGGTCCAACCACGGTACTATCAGCACCAGCCGGGCCTTGGATACCTTGGATACCTTGGATACCCTGTGGGCCAGCCACGGTACTATCAGCTCCAGCAGCACCCGTCAATCCAATAGGCCCTTGCGCACCATCAGCACCATCAGCTCCATCAACACCAGCCGGGCCTTGGATACCTTGGATACCCTGTGGGCCTTGCGCGCCTTGCGCACCGTCAGCACCAGCCTGGCCGGCAGGCCCTTGCGCGCCGTCAGCTCCATCAGCTCCATCAGCGCCGGCAGCACCGGTAGATCCAACGAGAACCCAGTCTTGGGTGCCGGTCCCAGTTGCATTCCAAAGTGAACCATCTGAACCTGCGAATAGGGCTTGGTTCGCGCCACCAGCGCTAGTCACAGAGCCTCGCGGATCCGCCACGTTCGCAACACCATTGACATTTGCAATCATGTAGTCGATGTTGGCTACTCGGGCGGCCGTGTTAATTCCAATCGCGGTCGTATTCGTTCCAATATTATTTGCATTCGTTGCAATATCAGTGTCGTTCGCTGTGATATTAGTTTCGTTTGTTGTAACTAATGACATTTGCGCAACGGTGGCTCCGTTGCCACCGGTTCCGGTTGCTGCAATAGCAGATTCGTTCGCGGTAATTCTAGTGTTATTATCATTAATGCCATCATTGATGATATTCTGGAAATTTGTGTTTAGATCCGCCCGGCTCGGCCGATTCTGATCATTGAATGTTGTAGTGTCCGTCCCCGGAACAATTGGCCCCGAATGAGAAACACTAGACAATAGACCAATCGCAATCAGCGCGGTCGCCACCGTTTTAAAGTGTAATGATTTCATGTTTCTCTTATTCTCCTTATCAAACTCTGCATGAGTTGATTATGGTGTGCTAGTTGTCGATAGCCCGCAGTCGGAAGGGTGAATCATCACCGGGTTACCGCCTTCGTCCTTGTACAAGTCGTACCAGTATTCGCTGGTTAATCCGACTCCCACATTTCCCGTGCTAAGGAAGGTGGCTTCTGCGGTGTAGTCGAGGGCCCGGATATCGAGGTACTCTGTGTTAGTAGTCAGGGGGTCGTCGGCACTATGCAGTGCTGGGTTGGGCTGGTGACGAGTGATGAAGGGGATACCCGCTGCGGTAAGCTCCTCACCAAAAGCAACCCAGCCAGCAACGTAGTCACCGTATGGGTAGTTCTGGGGCTGAGCTGACCAGATGGTAGACTGCCCACCGTTACAGACTGTCAGGTTGGGGCAGGAGGTACTGAACATCCAGTATCCGTCCGGCAATTTATTGGCGTCGAACTTCTCGTTAAGCGCAACTCCATCAAATCCACCCTCTACGAGTATATCCTGAATCCGTGCGATCCGCCAAGCTCTGTAGGCTGCATTGCCCATGTCAGGCATGACCGCTAGAGGTTGTAGCGACTGGTCTACACCTCGAAGGGTCATATAGTAGACGGATGTGTCGGGTGTGGTGAAGTTGCCGAGGGTGATGGTACAGGATCCTGTGCCTGTTCCCTCCGGGTCACACTCTGCGGATGTGTCAGCCGCTACGTTGGCTACCACGGTCGCCCAAGGCGTTGCAGTGGTCAGGAGCCAGCTATTTTGGAACCCAGCTCCAGACATCTGCTCAGTAGTGAGAAGATCCATTCGCATCTCATAGAAGATCCGAGGAGGCTTTCCCGCCCCAGAGGCCGTCCGAATGGCCGAAGCGATGGATTTGTTCACTGCGTGGGATCGCGGGTCACCACAGGCGTCCTGAGCATTCGGCGTGTCAGTGGACAGCGTGTCCTCAAAGGTTCCTAATGTGACGTAATGTGATCTTGAAGCAATCTCTTGCACCGTTAGTCGCATCTCACAATTATTGGATAATTCCGTTACGTCCGGTTGAGATGTCAGAGGAGAACACCAGTCCCCCTGAACCCCTATATTCGCTGGTAGAGTCGCAGCGGCCTCCACTCCACTCCACAAAAGCATAAGCAGGGTCAGGATCAGGATCCTTCCGGCATGGCTCAAAACTTTATTTGAGTGAAGTGATTTCATGTTTCTCTTAGTATCCTTAATGACTGTATATTAATCGCGATCCGCATCGCGCGCATCGCTTCGAAGCGCATCGATAAGATCCTTTCCTTCAGGGAGTTCTTCATGTAGACGCGCATCAGCAGCGGCATTTCCAGCAGCATTTTTCTGATGGTTGATGTTATTTATTCTTAATTCACCAAGAATTTCTGCTTTGCTCTTGTCCGTGCGATTTTTCCACCATATACCAAAGAGCCCAACAACAATAGTTCCTATTGCACCAATCACCGCTTCCATCATACTATTTATTCCTCTTGATTCGGGGGAGTCTTAACCATGTCATATGTTTTGTATTTTCACACTGGACAAGAATTCCTTTACCCGGATTGCATTTCGCATAATCTCTAATGGCTTCACCAACCTCATCTACACCTACAATAGAACTAAAACGTTCTGTTCTGATCTTTGGTCTCATGATGGTATTGTATGTGGACGCGGAAATTTCGAACACTTCGTTTTGCATAAATCTATTCCGCCGAATTAGTTTCGCTTGTTTTTTCTTTCGCATCGGCGGATCATCACCAGCCTCAGCGGTTCCGGCGATTCCGCCACCACCAACACCCATATCTTCTCTTAGGTCGTCAAAATTTTTCATATTCGTCCCCATTACTTTCCAGATTGAGTGTAACTACTACAGCGGCGTGCATGTCAAACCCTTCGCCCAGCGCTCTGCGGGCAACATACAAAGGGACGCTTCTCCATTCGTAAAATCGTCGCCAAAAGCACCGATCCCCGTGGGCCCGTCGAAGGGGCAGGACTCCTGACACCACCAAGACGGTGGGCCGTCATATACCAGCGAGTCGGGCACGTTCACAGACGACCACGCATTTAGCGCCTTAGGCCCAACAACGTTGTTTACCCATACCGTAGGCGTCTCTGGTGTCGCCCCCGATCCGAAGTAACTGTCCTCTGGCAGACTGTCCGCGCACTGCGGATCGACGTTGCCGTCCCGTTGCTGAATCTGGCACCTCTCGCGGATCACGTTGTACTCTGCATGGGTAGCCTCATCTCCCCTATCAAGTGCCATGTTCCCATGACCAGTGTGCATATACTGCGTAGTGTTCCCGAGGTAGTTTATGAAGGTCTGCTCGCCCCCCGCTCCAAATTCCTCTGTGGTTATCCCGCCCATTGAATGTATGTCAGTCCCTGATCGGACGCGATTACGGTAGTAGGTGATATATGGGCCTTGCTCCCCCCAGTAGACGTCAACCTCCATCTTACATAGTGCGTCATTACCTTCGACGAGCGTTGAGTGGGCGTATCCGCCATGATGAAAGATAGACCGACCACCGCCGCCGGGGCGAAGGTCTCGGCATAGGTTGCCAAGTTCCCCATTAAAGGTCTCGCCATTTATGACTTCGGTGGCCGATACTGTCTGCTCTCCGGGATTTCCGAAATAGTTATATGCGATGACGTTACGGGTTGCTGTCTCTTGAATTGTGATGCCTCGCGGTGTGTGTTCAAGGAAAGCGTTATTCTCGATCACGATACCCGACGTTTGTCCTATCACAATGGCCGAGTGGTTGGTAGCGCTTATGAGCGGGCGCAGTAGGTTCTTGAAAGTGTTACCTCGGAACAGGTTCCTATACGACCACGAGGTGCTTATGAACTTGGCGCTATGTTCCTCGAACACTACGCCAGTAACCCAAGAATGAATAGCTCCCTGCATGATCAACGCTATATTATTACCTGGGAATCTCACGGGATCCGAATCCACCAAGCGGAAGTCTTCGAAGCCGATGTTGGTGAGCCTATAGTTCCAGACGTGGGCCACCTGGCCACAAACGGGGGAGCCGGTGGGATCGTCGGGGCAAGTGCTGTAATCAGCGGGCAACGGGCGATCGATTGTAACCTCTAGCCCGTTGATGCTTGTTATGCCTGCAAGGTAGTTGAACCCACTAAACGCCCAAGCGGGGAACGTACCGATCGTAGCAAGGGTGGCCGCATCGACTGGATAGTCACCGCTGAGAAGCAAGTAGCCCCCCGGAGCAAGTCCTGCGGTCGAGTCCAACGTGATAGTGAGATCGCCTTTTGAATATCCGGCAGTCCATTCGCGGGTGGGTTGGTTCACATGAATCGGCTGGTAGTTATTCCAGCCGACTAGGAGCGCCGAGGTCTCGGTCCCGTGATACTTGATAGTCGTTTGGTTGGCGCCAGATCCGCGCAAGACTATGTAGCTGTTATTCCTAATGTGGATTCGTGTAGTCAGGTTGAATACGCACTCCCCTCCCAACGGATTCGGCGCCAGTAGGATAATGGTCTGTTCAGCGGCCGCGAGGATAGCGGCATTCACAGCCGCGCCGTCGTCGTCGGCCGCATTGTCTAAGCAGGAATTGGCCGCGACGTTCGTCACGGTCCAGCCGGAGGTGTCTACCGCATCGTACCAGTCGGCCGGATAACCGAAGGATACTCGATCTGCGCTGACCGATAAGTCTTCGAGCGAAATCTGATTTCTGGACAGAATATTAGGCGTAGAAGGAGGCGTAGAAGGAGGCGTAGAAGGAGGCGTAGAGGTAATATCACCCGATGACATTTGACCAAACCCAACCATAATAACCGCGCCCGCAGGTATGGTGAGAGCAAAACACCCAATCAACATAATCGAAATAATTCTTAATATCATCATTTATATCACCTAATTATCTATGCCATCTAACAGAGCAAGAAAAGTTTGTTGGTGAGCCGCCATTCGCAACGGTTGGGTCAATCAGGAGGTAGTCCCCTTGATCGATTCGCTCTGGGGTAGTCAGCACGGTCTCTTGTGGAGATGACAACGCAGTGACATTAACGCCCGATGTTAGGTTTACACAATTGGTCGCATTATGATCGCAGTTGTATACATCGATAGTGACGTTAGGCGTGAAGGAATTAGTCGATTCCGCGGCTGTACCACGCGCGACACACCTTATCGATTCATAGTACCGGTGATTTATAGCTTCGATAGCTACCTCATCGGCCGATGTTATGCTGCTCCATTGAATCGTCTCTGGGACATTCGACACGTTTCTATCATCTACATGACGAAGATTGTAATATTCGCTGACGTTATATCTCGTATTCCCATTGTCGTACTCTGTGTTATAAAATGGCCAAGGCGTCTTGAGAATTACCTGCGGTCCTCCTGACGACGAAATACTATCCGATACAATAAATTGTTCATATGGCGGGCCCGACGTTTTATCTTCACCTGGGTAGCTCACGCCGTCTAATATATATGTCTGGGTACCATATGAAACTCCAGAGTTAGGTCCGAAAAGAATTGGACCACTCGCAGCACCATTGACTGATTTTCCTCGGCCGTAGACGAGCCCTTCAAATAGTACCTGCCCGCCGGCTTCCGCCGAAGCGAACGGCGCACGGGTGCCTCCGCCTGATGCGTTATCAGCGCATTGAGCGAATTCCTGCGCCACAGTATTCTTGGGGAGCGGGCTCGTCCCCGTGGTTCCATCACACATCCAAGGGCCCATAGCGATTGGGTATCCCTTCATATTGGAGAGGGCCTCAGTGTAAAAGCCGGAAAACTTCGTTCGACTCATAGGTGTGGTTGACACGATTGTGCTAAACAATGTCCCTTCTGACATGCTCGCGTCGATCATGATCCCGCGCGGCGTAGTGGCTCTGCCGACACATGTTCCCTCCCGGCCTTGGTCGTTGTTGGGCGGATCAGGCAGGCCTGCGTTGGGGTCTAAATCGGTCGCGCCCCGGATACCCGAGACCGTACAGTTTTCCCACTTAGGTGAAGCGTCCCCATATACTGGATCACCAAAAAGCCATCCGTGGGTATACCCTTTGAAGCCAGCTGACTGCGTTTCACTCATGTTTGGATTACCCATGATCCAAGCACCTAACCCTGAATATGCCCAGCCGACGGTAGTGAATCTCGGCATAACGGATCCCCAAGACGTGATACTTTGAAATGCTATATCATCAAGATCTAGGCCGTTTGATATAATTGTCCATTTTTTTGAATTTATGTAGCTTGCGTCATTGTACCCTACAAGTAGTATACCACCGTTCGAATCCTCCCTAACTCGATCTTTGGGGCTCATGTTAGGTAGACCCCTACCTTCCCCGGTGATTACGGACTGGCCGACGTTAATATCGATCATCTCCACCATGACATCCCCGCTATTGATAAACATCCCACCTAGATTAGATGGCATCGCCTCCGCGGCCCCGAATAAGGCTGGATACCACTGTTGGGTTTCTCCTGACCAGACGCACATGACTTCGTGGTTTCCGCTCCCGAGGGTGGCTACACCATCGCCAGCGGCGTTCGGCGCGCAATCGTGCGGGTTTCTTCCGTCCGTCACAAGCCAGTCGGACCCATTTGCAGGACCGGGTATAGGCAGGTTA